AAAGACCCAGATGCAACATCAATGGACAATGCGCGCTGGATTGCTCAGAGAACCCGCCGTCCAATCAAAGACATTAAGAACGACCAACGCTATGACTACTCTGCTCGTAAAGATGTAGGGCCGTCGTCATACCAGCGTTATGGAGATATAAACACAACTCCAAACTTTTACACCACGAGTTCTTACGGTGAAGAAGATGCCTACGCAGACATCTTTGAGTACTACGACATTGACACAGGCGAAATGTCCGTGTTCTCTGACTCTGGAGACAAGTTCCTCATCAAGCCAGTCAAGATGCCATATGTGTTTGGTCATCCATTCTTTATGTTGCGCAACTATGACATCCCTGGATTCTTTTATCCAATGGGTGAACTGGAAGCTATTGAACCCTTGCAGTTGGAGTTGAACGAAACTCGTACGCAAATGATGAACCACAGAAAGCGCTACTCACGCAAGTGGTTGGCTCTTGAGTCTGCCTTTGACGACTTTGGTCGCCAGATGCTCGCTTCAGATGACGACAACGTAATCGTCCCTGTTAAGGGTTCAGAGAACTTGGCAAATGTTGTTGTTCCAATGCCAGCACTCATTAACCCACCAGAGTTCTACAACCAGTCAACATTGATTCAGAACGACATTGACCGTGTGTCTGGTGTTTCTGAGTATCAGCGTGGAGCAATTCCAGAGACCACAAGAACAGCCCGTGAGGCATCAATCATTGCCGAGGCTGGAAACGCTCGTGTATCTGAGAAGCTTGTCAACATTGAAAACGCCATAGCCCGATGTGCAGCCAACCTCATCATGCTGGCCCAACAGTACCTAACTGGAGAGCAGACTGTCCGCATCGTCGGAACAGAGGCAGCTCCTGTTTGGTTGACTTTTGACCGTGACTACATTGCTGGAGAATTTGACTACAGCGTAGAAGCTGGCTCAACTGCTCCACGAAACGAAGCTTTCCGTCGAGACATGGCTTTGCAGGTTGTTTCAGCAATGGCACCGTTTGCTCAAGCTGGTCTTGTCAACATGGGCAAGCTTGCCGAGTATGTGCTTGGAACTGGATTTGGTATCAAAAATGCTTCAGCGTTCCTAACTCAACCACAAGCCCCAGAAATGCCAGAGGGTATGAGCCCAGACCAGCAAGCCCTTGAAGGACAAGGCTTACCACCCGGTATGGCTCCTGACCAAATGCCACCAGGCATGCCACCACAGCTTCCACCAGGTTTAATTCCTAGCGCGCCACTCCAAGGTCCAGGCGGTCAAGTAGGTGCTCCACCTATGGGAGCGCTAGAGAGTTTGCCTCCTGAAATTCTCCAATTGCTACTCGCACAGGCGCAACAAGCTCCGCCTATGTAATGAACTGGAGTACTATACAGGGAATTAAATATTTCCACATGGAACAACCCAGAAGGACGGACTCCAATGAGTGACATAGAAATTACTGACGCTACAGACGACCAGGTTACCCCCGATGAGGGACAAGTTACCGAAGCAGTTGATGCTGAAGTAGAAACTCCAGAAGTAGAACCAGAACTCTTTGATTACACAGAGGTAGGCGACAAGTTCGTCAAACTCCAAGTGGACGGAGAAGAAGTTTTAGTTCCAGTTAAGGAGGCTCTAGCTGGATACCAGCGTCAAGCGGACTATACCCGCAAGACACAGGAACTCAGCGAACAGAGAAAGAGCATTGAGTACGCCGCCGCTCTACAGGAAGCCCTGCAGAACGACCCAGCGAACACATTGCGCTTACTTCAAGACCAGTACGGAATAGTCGCAGAACCTGAAGAGGATTTGTGGATAGACCCAACTGAGAAGTCGTTGAAGGAAATGGAAAAGCGTTTAGCGTCTTTTGAACAACAAAGGGCAATGGACGAACTGACCAAGACCATTGACACTCTGCAGAGCAAGTATGGTGACGATTTCAATGCAGATGAAGTTGTAGCCAAGGCCCTCGCTACGGGAGCCACCGATTTAGAAGCAGTCTTTAAACAGGTTGCTTTTGACAAGGTGTATTCCAAGGCATCTGAAGCCAACAAGAAGTTGGCCAAGGAGCAAGAGAGGCTGGAAGCGAAGCGTGGCGCAGGAATTGTGTCAAGCGCATCTACATCTAAAGGGACAACGGCACCACCATCTGCTCCACCAAAAACCGTATTCGAAGCTTTTGAGCAGGCAAAGCGCCAGCTCGGAAGTTAAACCCAAACCTCAAATAGGAGAAAATCATGGCCGGGAACCCGGACTTTAATGCAATTCTGTCAACCACGTTGCAGAATTATCAGCCAACACTTGTAGACAACATCTTCAAGGACCTTGTTCTTTTGAACCACATGAACTCAAAAGGTAGAGTTCAAATGGAAGAAGGCGGCACCTCAATTGTTGAACCACTCATGTACGCAGTCAACGGCACTGCCAGCTCGTACAGCGGTTATGACGCAATTGACCTCACCCCACAGGACGGCATCTCGGCTGCTAATTACAACTGGAAGCAGATGGCTGCCTCTATTGCTATCAGCGGTATCGAAGAAGCACAGAACCGTGGAACCGAAGCAATCATCAAGTTGCTCAACGCAAAAATCATGCAAGCTGAAATGTCGGTTAAGTCTGACCTCAACTCCATGCTTTACAGCGATGGCACTGGCAATGGTGGCAAAGACTTTAACGGTCTTGGCAATATCGTTGCAACCGCTAACAACACTGTTGGTGGCATTGACGCTTCAGCAAACACTTGGTGGAACCCATACCAGGACACTTCGGCATCGACCTTGTCACTTGTTGACATGGGCAAGGTGTACAACAACGCTTCCAAGGGCAATGACGTTCCAGACATCATCGTGACCAACGAAGACTTGTTCTCAAAGTACGAGTCGCTGTTGACCCAAAACGTTCGTTATCAGGACGTAGCAAAGGCAAACGCAGGCTTCCAGAACTTGATGTTCAAGCAGACGCCAGTTGTGTTTGACCTTGCTTTGGCAGCAGACACCTCCGCAGCACCGATGTACTTCCTCAATACGAAGTACCTCAAGCTCGTTGGTATGAACGGCCACTGGTTCAACACCACAGACTTCCAGAGCGGCACCGTTGCAGGCATTGACGCCCGCTACGCGCTGGTCTTGGCATTTGGTGAATTGACCTGTTCAAACCGTTCACGTCAGGGTTACTTGACCGCAAACGCATAATCAGCCTCGGCTGGTTCATTGATGTAGTCAGTGTCGGTGGCTGTCTTCCTTCGGGCAGTCCACCGGCGCTGGCTATTTCCATTTATCCACTAGGTAATGGAATTGACCTATAGTAGGGAATCAATCCGATTCCTCCCAAACATGGTTTGGTAATCTGGCGAAAGCCAAGGAGTAATGACAATCATGGCAACTAATAACAAATTCATCGTGCAACGTACGAACGTACTTGCCGCTGACGTAACACTGGGCGTTTCATACGCAGCGCTTGATGCTGGCGATTTTGGCTGGTACGGAATCGCAGGTCAAACCTACGAATTCGATGCCCGCGTCGCTTATTCGGCAGCAAACTCAACTGACGGAGCAGCATTCTCAATCAGTGCCCCAGCAACCCCAACAGCCGTTGCATTCATTTCCGAATACAACACTGATTCAACCACGGTCGTTCGTACGGCTTGTGTCGCAATTGAAACTCCAGACCACGGTTCTGCTTCGGTAGCAATCGGAACTGGCTTGAACCAAGCATTCCTCCATGGTGTAATCACGCCATCGGCAGACGGCTTCATCTCGGTCAGCGGTATTGCAGAAAACGCATCTTCAATCATTGCCAAGGGTGGTCTTTCAACCTTGTCATGGAAGCGCATTGACTGGCCAGCAGGCTCGTAATTAAACCCGTTAACTGTGTTGCCAGTTGAAGGGCTGGCAGCACATTTGACAATGTTCTAACGAAGGAGAAATATGAACAGAGAACCGGTTATTTCAAACCAAACACCAGCAGGGTGTGAGCGTTACGGCAATACATCTGGTATTGAAGCATCAAACATTTCATCTGTTTATGCGATGCCAGGGACAGAGCCAGCAATGCCTAGCGATGTTTCTTATGGTCGAAACGTTTTAGACCATTGCACATATCATTACCCAGAAGGTCATGAGTGCAGGGCTCCAAGAGTTAAAGACGATACGTTCTGCATAGGTCACAAGAAACAGAGAATCAATGCTGAGAAAAAAGCTAAAGCATTAGAGGAACAAGTCCAGGAATAGGAATTTAAATGCCAGCACCAGCGAGTACGCTAACCACGGGTCTTAACTCCTATTACCTTATTCAGTTAATAGAAAGTCTTTCGCAGCTTCAAATTGGCTACGACCAAGATGTTGATGACATCGACCAAGACTTGGTGCTCCAGTTCCTCAAAGAGGGTTATCAGAGAATCGTTTCTCTTGACACTCGTTGGCCATGGTTCCAAACCACATACCAATTTGAGACCCTTCCATCAATCAGAACCTATTCTTCTGGTTTGAGCATTACTGCAAGCTGGTCTCCATATATTCCAGTGTTTCCTGATGCAGCTGCATTAAATAAAACTCTTCAAAATGTTCGTGAAATAATTAGCGTTATTAATAACACTGACGGTGGAAACGAACTAATTTACATTGACCAGTTCAAAGCAGAATCAATCTGGGTTGGAACAAATGACCAGCCAGACATTCCTGCATATTGGTCTCTTTGGGGCAACCAAATAAACTTGTGGCCAAAGCCAAACGACACGCAATACGACATGACCATGCGTGGTTATCGTGAGCCAGACCTTACATGGCTTACAGACTCAGCTAACTCACAAAGTACAAACTATGTAGACCTCGACCCAGAGTTCCACATGATGCTTGTAAACTTTGTTCTTGCGCGAACATTCCAATTCCAAGAAGACCCTGAGATGGCCAATGTGTACATGCAGCACTACAACTCTGGTGTCACAATTGCTAAAGCAAACTTAACTGCACCAAACAGCAACCAGCCATTAATTATGAGCGGTGGATTGCAACTTAACGGAGCAGCAAATACTGCCTATGGACAGGGATATGGTCAAGCCGGAATCATGGTGCAACCAGGCTCGCCTTATCCGTTGGGAAGAATGTTCTAACAAATGGCGGCTATTGACTTCAAGCAAGTCTTTGACTTTACTGGCGGAATTAACTTTCGTGCCGACCAGTTTCAATTGGCTGACAACGAATCACCGGGGATGCTCAATGTAGAGATTGACCCTCGTGGTGGTGTGTTCAGTCGCGCTGGTTATCAAACAAAACATTCAACAGCTGTTGTGGCTTCTGGTGCCGTATGGAGACCGAAAGGTTTGTACGACTACAAGTATTCTAATGCTCCGTTAATCATGTTGACTACTGGACGTGGTGGTGCAGGACCAACTGACGGCAAGATTTACCATTCAAGCGGTGGAAACTTTACAAAACTTGCAGCAGATGCGTTTAACGATGTAAATGTTAAATCATCAAACGGCGCTTCCATGACCCAATGGGAAGACACCATGTACTTTGCTATTGGCGTTACTGCCCCCTATATGTACAGTTGGGTTTCTGGAAACACATACGCAACACAATTGACTGCTTCAGGCCCGACTTGGCAGCCATACGAGATTCCTGCACTAACTCCATACATGCCACGAGCAGAACACGTATTAGCTCATGCCAACAAGTTGTTTGTTGCTAACACCTACGAAAATGGAGTTGCATATCCAAACCGTTTGCGCTGGTCGCATGAAAACCTTCCTGGTTCTTGGTATCAACAGGACTACATTGACATCATTGCTGGTGGAGAAGGAATTCGAGGCATTCAAGTAGTTGATGGCCAGTTGCTTATCTTCAAGCCAAAAGCCATTTACCTGCTTATGGGTTATGACGCTGACTCATTCCAGTTGGTTGAACTCACCACGGTTCTTGGTATTGATTATCCACAGCAAGCAGTAGCCGGTTCTGGTGGCGTTTACTTCTTTGACTACCCAGGCGGATTATTCTTCTATGACCGCAATGGAATCCAAGACATATTTGAGCGAATCAAACCGATAATCATTAACAAAGAAGTTAACTCTGAATATACCTTTGATATAACGCTGTCCTATGTCAGAGACAGACTTTGGGTATCAATGCCGTATGCTCCAGCAGCTGTTTCATCTCCGCCAGATTATCCAAGCGTTAACTTTATTTTTGACCCAACGATTGGTCAACGTGGTTCATACACCATGTTTCAAACAGCTGAATGGTTTGACCCGCAGACAGCTTCGCCAGACGACGACCTCATTGGTGGATTTGGTCTTGTATGTGGCATGGATTGGCGTGATTCAAACGACCAACCTTATTATCTAATGGTTTCACCATACGAAGATTATGCATATGTTATGTATGTTGACGACTATGCAAACACGGTAGACGACGCCCCGGCAACATTTACCGGCAAGTTCGGCACTGCATACAGAACAGCCTGGTTTGACGATAATCGTTATGTACAATTAAAGTCATTTATTCGCCCTTATTTTGTTCTTAAAGAAGTTTCATCTCCAACCCAGATTCGTCTAGGTATTTATAAGAACTATGATGAAACAAATCAATCTGGCGGTACAAAAACAATCTCACTAACACCAATCTCAAGTGGTGGAACTTATTCAACAAGTGGTGCTGGTGGTCTCTATGGAACAGCTGTTTATGGAATTAGCACTGTGGGAGCGGCGATTAAAAGAAAAGGCATTGCCCCGTTGGGTAGAGGATATGCAGTTCAACTGGAGTTCAATGGACCAGATGACTCAACGGACTCAAATGTCGCACCAGGTAGAAAATGGGGATTAAACAGCATCGGTTATAAATTCAAAAGAAGAAAAATCAGAGGAACCTAATCATGGCAACAGTAACCATTCCGTATACATTCAGCAACGGTGACCCAATTGTCGCTGCTGAACACAACGCCAACTGGCAGTCAATCGAGACGTTTGTTAACGCCTTGTCTGCTGGTAACAACTTTGACACAGGTGCGCTGGACACTGTAACGATTGCTGATGCGGCAATCACATCGGCAAAGCTTGGAACATCTTTGACTTTGGTGACACCAAACATTGGAGTGGCAACGGCAACATCTTTGGCAATCAGTGGAAACATTGTTTTTCATACTGGAACAACTGGTGCTACAGCATCGTACACATTGGCACTTACCGACGACTCAAAGATTATTGAAATCAATAGTGCAACTGCAGTTAACTTGACAGTTCCTTTGAACTCTTCTGTTGCATTCCCTGTTGGCACTTCAATAACTATTCTTCAAACTGGTGCTGGTCAAATTACAGTTCTGCCAGTTTCTGGAGTAATAGTTAACTCAACTCCAGGACTAAAGATTCGTACTCAATGGGCTGCTGCAACACTGCTCAAACGAGCGACTGACACTTGGGTTCTCATGGGAGACTTGACCTCCTAATGCCATTATTTGTTGGAGCCATTGATGCTGGCGGTGACCAGCCAACAGCACCTGGTACGCCCACGGCTACAGGTGGTAACGCTGTTGCAACAGTTTCATTTGCAGCTCCTAGTTACCTTGGCAAAACTGGAACAGTTGTATACACGGTTACGTCAAGTCCTGGAAACATTACTGCAAGTGGTATTTCGCCAATAACAGTCACTGGACTTACCAACGGAACTGCTTATACATTTACGGTAAGAGGAACAACTGATTATGGTGTTGTTTCTAATGCAAGCGCTGCATCTAATTCTGTGACTCCGGCTGCTCCTCCTGCTCCTCCGCCACCTCCGCCACCGCCTCCTGGTCCTCCACCTCCTCCACCATGTTCTTGCGCGCCTCAGCCATGGCCTGGTAATTGCACTCGTGTTTTCCCAAATACGTGTGACGGTACATACACATTTGAATACTACGACTGTGGTTGTAGTCAGACATGCCCAGGAACTGGTGGATACAACCCACAACAGATTTCTGGTTCTTGCGGATATGTCGCACCTGCTCCTATTCCTGGATGCTCAGGATGTACCTACCAGACCACTGGTCAATCACAGTTTGTCTGTGGATGTGAAGAAATCCGTGGTTTTCAAAAACAAAAGTTTTATGTGGTAACTTCTTATTCATCAACATGCACACCAGACCCATGTTCACCATGCGTTTGCTCAACATCAAGCACAGGACCGTGCACACTATCAAACTTTGCTTGTTTCCAATAAATTAACGAAGGAGAAAAATGAAAGACCCAATCAATAACCCGGAAGAGTTTGTTGATAAGCACGCATATTTTGCTTATGTAGTTGACGGTGAAGTAACCCATTTACATACAGTAGATTTTTTGATGGAACTTGTTATCGCATCAATGTCATCTAACCCAACCGTTGTCCGTCTTTCTAAGGAAGATGCCCTGAAGGTTAAAGGCGGATGGTACTTTGACGGCAACGAATTTAAAGAACAGTTGTAAGCATGTCTGCTTGGAAGAATTACAAAGAAAAGCTGGGCACGACACGCCCATGGGACCTTCTGAACCCACATACGGAGTTTGCTAGCGACGAACTAGAAAGCACCCGTTATTCACTGTGCAACGACTGCCCGGAATTCATCAGAATGACCACTCAATGCAAGCAATGCGGATGTATCATGAAAGCCAAGGTCAAATTGCTTCATGCGACATGTCCTTTGGGTAAGTGGTGATGTTTGACTTTGCTGATGTGACCACGCCTGAGTATCAGTCGTTTGTGAAGTTTGTTGACATTGAAACAAACATTCCACGCAAGATTGCAGAGATAGACTCAGCAGCATTCCCTTATGGGTTTAAGGCTGAAGTTGGCCCATTTAGTAGTTACCAAAAAGAAAACTTGCTTTCCAAGGATGAATGCGAGTATTTGATTTGGCTTGCTGAATCGACCGATGAATGGCTAGAAGACACACTGCCATTCTGGAAAGGCCGGAATATTCCGTTCTTGACCATGCTTCCTGCTAGACCATGGGCAACAGAAGACACTCACCCATTGTGCGTGGACATCGTAAAGCGAATTCGCAGTTTTATAGAAAGTTCGTTTGGTGTCGAGGCTTGGCCAGACCAGATAGGCATAGTTCGCTGGCCTCCGGGAAGCTGGCAAATGACCCACAAGGACGATGTTGATGGCCTAGACAGGGTCTCTGGCTGTGTTGTGTTCCTCAATAGCGACTACGAAGGCGGGGAGCCGTTTTACCCGTACTACGACAAAATGGTCAAGCCTAGGGCTGGCATGGTTTATGCCCATTCCTCAGACGAGGACCACCTGCATGGGGTAACACAGATTAAAAACAAGACAAGGTATACAATTTCAACCACGTGGACGGTGAATAAGGACAAGTGCTCCTATCTAAGCCACTTTGGCGACCCCAAGGTAATGAACCAGCCTTTACAGTAAGGAATCTATATGGCATATGACCCATCTCTATTTGAACAGCAACGGCGTGGGCTTCTCAATACCTTTGCACAGCAGTCTGCCCTCAATGCCTATCAGCGTTATCTGGCAGAAACCCGTGGTCAACGCCCAATATTGAATCTTGAAGAAGCAGCATTTAGTCGTACCCCTACTGGGGGGCTTGGCGAGGTGCCAAAGCTGACAGCTTCTTATGCCAAGCGTGGTCTACAAGGCAAGGGCATGCGCTCTGGTATCTACAACGAGGCACTTTCTAGTTATGCCAAGAACCGTGCTCGTCAGCTTGGATATGCAAGAGAAGACCAAGCTGGAGCACTTAGAGGTCTTGATGTGCAGAAGACTGGGTATGAATCAGACCTGGCTACCGGAATGCAAGATGTAGAAGCAAGCAAAGCCAGACAAATCGCAGCAGACGCAAAAGCCCTGCTTGAACTGAGATAGGGGTAGACAGTGGCAACCATATTGAGTCAAAGAGCTCTTGACGCGCAAGCCGCAAGATATGGAGGATTGGCTAATGCCTACGCTTCCGGACAAATGAACGCAGGTGCTGGCGAAGAAGACATTCCAGATTCAGAACTTGAGACACAAATTGCAGGTGGAGGCGACCCATACAAAGTTACGGGAAGCGGTACTTCTGCTGCAACAACGAACGCAAACACAGCAGCTGCAAAGTTTGAGGCAGAACAACAAGCTGCCACAGATGCCGCTACAGCGGCACGAACTGGTGCTACGCAACAAGCTGCATACTTGCGTGCTCTTTTAGGTAAAGGTGTTCCAACTTCTATTACTGGGTCAATTGACGCACAAGAAACCTCTGGCCGTGAGTACATCAATACCCAGTCGGCTAATTTGCTACAGCGTTTGTCTGAAGCATTGGGAACTGGTCAGCAATTCACCACCCAGGGTTACGACACGCTACGTAATTACCTCACGGCTAATCCTGCACGGGCTTATGCTCAGGCTCAGCGCGCTGTTCCAACAGTTACACAGAATGCCCTTGCTCAATACATGCAGGCTCAAGGTGTAGACCCTGCGATGGCTCAACCAGCTGTTGACCAAGCAAACCTTGCTGCCCTTGGTGGGGCTACCAACTACAACCAGTTGCTCAATGTTTTGACTGGCGCTGAATCTGCTGGTCAAGCATCACGGATGTCTGAAGAACAGATGGCTCGTGCCTTGGCTGGTTCACAACTCCAACAAACATATGGTGCTGGTCGAGCAGGCGTTGAAGCAGAACAACTAAGCGCATTGAACGCGCTGGCTACAAGAATTTCTGAAGCTCGCATTGCTGCTGAGAATGAGCAATTACAACGTGACCAAGCAATCCAAACCGCTCTTGCTGGGATTCTTGGAACAGGTTATTTGAGCCCAACAAGTAAAGATCCAGCTGTACAAACCGAACTAGAAGCCCTTGTCCCTGGTTACAAACGAATTGAACCTCCTAAGCAATCAGCTCCAGTAGCAAAACTTGCTTCACAAGTAGCTAATGCAACAAACAAAGCTCTTGTTAACCGTGCAAATAAATTTATTGCTGCAAACCCAACTGCAACACTTGCTCAGGTTAAAGAAGAATTCCCACAATTAACCGCAGCAGCTGCAAAGAAGAAGAAGAAGTAATGCCTAATCCAGCAATTCAACGTCTTATTGCAGCAGGTGCTAGCCCTCAACGTGCAAGGGCTTTTACTGACCAAGTTATGAAAA